TGTTTCACCAGGTAAGAATCTACCAGATAGAGTCTTTACATATAGTAGTACACCTGTACTATAAACACCAGATGCAGTTCCTTCTACAACACCATAAGCACCACTTGTAATACCAAATACATATTTACCTTCATCAAATGCATTAGTTCCTGTAGGAACAGATTCTAAAACTATCTTAGTAAAGAACTGTGGATCAAAGTAAGAGAATCCAAATGTTGTATTGTATGCATTAGTTCCTGCAGCAAGACGACCTCTAGAAAGAATGATATCTGAGTCTGAGTTAAAACCAGAACCTCTTTGCTTCAAGAAGAAGTTGTTAGGTTTTACTTTACCTATTACAGGAGTGATAGTAGGAGAATAATCTACCACAAATCCAAACTCATCCCCTGAGTTTGTCTGTGCATTTGCTTCTGTTAAGAAAACCTTTCTCTTAAATTCAGTATCAGATAAATCATACTCTAACAATAACTGTTCTAATTCATTTTTAGGACCGAATACTGTGATTTCTAAAAATTGAACAGATGTTGATGGATTGATAAGTGGTTTATTAGTAGTGGCAAAAGATAATGTTTTGAAAGAACCAATTGCTGTTGGTGTGCCAAGATCACTTCTAGTTTTGATGTAGAACAATTCACCAAACTGACTTTGGAAAGTTGCATCTGTTACAGCACCTATAAGAGTTGTAGTGTTTGTTATTTGAAGTGTTATGGTCTTTATACCATCATCGGGAGTAAAGTTAAGACCTCTTCTACTAATTGTTTGTCTATGATCTGTAGATAATTCTGTATTGTTTAATCCAACAGAACCATCATTAAATGTATTGTATAAAAATACGTCAGGATATGCAGTAAGATCAGATCCCTCTTTGTTTAAAGGAACACTACCAAATACATTGGTAACACTAAATGATGGAAGACCCTGAGATTTTAAATTTACATTGTCAGTAGAAAGACTCTCTCTTGCTTTATCAATCTCAAGATACTTAGTCTCTTTATTGACAATCTCATAACCTTTAATATATGCTTTACCAGGACCTATACTTGCAACCATCTTTCTAGAAGACTCAGTTGCATTATATCCATTGTATAAACCAAATTCATCTACAGCATACAAACCTCTGTTACCATCTTTCTGTGCCCATTCTCTAATGTCTACAGAAAAATTATCTACAACATAATCACCTGACTCATCAAATGTTCTACGAGCAAGTGTTTGTTCTAATACACTAAAGTCTGTAGACTCAACCTTTCTTTGGATTACTCCTCTTGATACTGTAAGAAGTTGTATAAAGTTCTTATCAGTAATTGCATTAAGAGCAAACTCTTTTAATATGAGAGATATTTTTAATCTATGTCCACCAGGTGCAGTATAGTTAGATGATCCTATTGCATTATCATATAATGATGGATCTTCTTCTGGAGTAACAATCTCTTCTTTAATTGTAAAACCAACTTTTGCAGATGGTTTATTATAATACTCATCAATAACTAATAGTTCTGATTCACAACGAACAAAATAACCATTGACAAAGTAAATACCTTCTTCTACCTTAACAGCAGAACCAAATCCCATAGCAGGACTTTCTAATGAAGTTACCTCATTTGTATCAGGATTAGTTACTTGAATACTGGTTGGTAGAACACTACCATCTGTACCTACAACGAGTAAAGGTGTATTAACACCATCAACAACTTCTAGAGTCTCACCTTGTCTAAATGTAGTCTCAGTGTTAGACGAACCACTATTGACGTAATTTACAAACAAAGTATCTGCTGTGCTTTCTGTTGCCAGTTTCGTAGAAACTATTCTTCCCTTGACACCAGAAGTTAACCCAAGTAGTTCTTCTCCAACTAATTGGGATATATCATATTTTTTATAAACAATATTATTATTACCATCGTTTACTGCAACTTCTGAAACAGATGATAATTTTACGTAATCTAATTTTGTGTTAAGTCCTACTTCACCAGGAATAACAAGTTCGCCTTGCTTGAAGGCATATTTACCGAAGCTCTCTACTTGGTTTTGAAGAATTGATTGAACCTGTGTTAGTTCTCTACCTTGGATAGAATAGCCAGGTCTGAAAAGAATCTTATAAAAATTCTTTTTCGCATCAAAATCTTCGTAATATGGGCTTACGTTTAGGTTCGTCTTCTGAGGCATCTTACTCCGCCAATAATACTAGTATTCTCGTCATATTATTTAGCGAAGTTTTATAATGCTTAGAATTCAATTACTAACTTGATATCTTCGATCTGGTCAGGTGCACGAGTGATTAGTCTTCTGTTCTCAACATAAATTACCTCACCTGAGTTATTTTCGATCTCAGGAGCAGCAAGTCCAGATGAGAATGTAACGCCTAATAATGTAGAACCATATGCAGTATCTACGTTACCAGATGCAGTAGAAAGTTCTCCAGTGATTGCGTTAGAACCATTAGACTCAAATCCTCTTACTACACCAGAGTCTGTGTGTGCATCGTTTGTTTGGATGTACTTAAGAACTCCAGCAGTTGTAGAACCACTGTCTAATGTCCATGATACAACTGTACCATATGCTGTACCACCAGTTACAGTCTGAGTAATTTTCTCATCAACTGAGAAGTCTGCAGAAGCACCAGTAATCTTAACTGCTTTTAATCCAGATAATGTATCAGAAGTAGAGAATGTTGTAGTACCCCAGTTAAATGGGTCTTGAATAATTCCAATTCTACGGAAGTCGTTATCTACAGGGAAGTCTCCAGAACCTTCTGAATATGTAAGACGAATGTTAGTCATAACACGCTTACCATTAAGTTCTACTTCTTGATCAGAACCATGTCCACCTTGTGGAGGTAGAACAACTTCGATAGCACCAACAGCAGAAGCACCAGTTGTTACAGCAGATGATAAACCAGCGTTAGAGAATAAGTTACCATTTCCTAATAGTACGTTACCATAAGTGTAACCTGATCCACGTGCTTCAATTTCAGCAGATGTGATTGTACCAGCACCGTTTGTTACAAACTTAACCTTACCACCTGTTCCATCACCAACAATAGCAGTGTATAGAGTCTGTGAAGCAGGAAGACCTGATCCAGCATTCTCAATAAGTGCTACATCAATAGCACCAGAAACTGCAATACCAGCAACTGCGGTTCTACTTACGTTAGCAGGAAGAACGATTGGCATAAAGTCTGATGATAAGAACTTAAGAACATCATCAGTAGGAATAGTGTACATATACTTCCAGATGTATCCTGCACCAGTTGTCTCTGTATAAAGACCAGTTGCAGAATCATAGTTACCACCAGCAGTATATGGTTCTTCGGTTGCGTTCTGTCCTGTAGTGTTGCTAGGGTTCTCTCCGTTATAGAGACACTTAAATACTTCGTAGTATGTGTTCATTACATAGAACTTAGCATCTGAGATGCTTGTAGCACCAGTCGCTGCTTGTTTACCAACTTGACCACCGCCACCTGGTGTAGCAGAGTAGTCTGGTTTGAACATGTCATACTTAGGGTTAGCAACTAGATCCCAGTTGTAACGGCGGATAACTGTTCTTGCAAAAGAATCAGTAATACGTTTGGCAGCAATTAATTCGTCGTATAGAGTAATCTTTTCTCTCTGATTATCTAGAGGAAGTGGTGGAACATCTTCAGTAGCGTAACGATATACACCAGAGACTGCTGTAGCACCTGTGTCAGAACCGCCAGCACCACCTGTTCTACCTTTTAATGCAGATCCAAGAGGAGGAGCAGAGTTAACACCAGAACTTCCAAAAACGTCGGTTAATAATAAAGCGGTGTCATATACTGCTGCAACTGTGGCACGAAAAGCAGTCGATCCATATGTACCCACATAAACTTCATTTCCGACTACGAAAGCCGTTGAGTTCTTGGTATGTATTTCTAAATATGCCTTCCATGGTTGTGGTCTTCCCACAAAGAAATACATTCTTGATCTTTCCGAACTCGTATCGTTGGGTCCTTCGGTTAAAGATTCTAAAAATTGTTTAGCGTTAAAAATTCTAAACTTATCAGAGATAATAGCAGCCATTGTTTTTCCTGTTCCGACGTTATTGTATTAAGTGCCTGAGTTATTTATACGTTTATTTATACGATTGATATAGGTACTATCTCAGATCCAGACGCAATCTGATTATCACCATTATGTCTAGTACAACCAGTGAAGGTATTAGCAGTCTTACCAGTATACTTAATTATACCTGTATATGTACCATTGTTATGTAAAATATACCCTGTTGTTGGGAAGTAAGTTGTATCTTGTACAACAATATTTCCACCAATAGTTCCTACTGTAGAACTAATAGCGACAGGATTTTGTATTGATGGTAATGCAAGATTGAACTTATCTCCTGCCTTTGTGAAGGAGGAGTTTGCTCTATCTACAAAATCACCAAGAGTCAATGATGGATAGTATGTTGATATATCAGCGATTGTTAGGTTAGATACGTCAGCAGTTCCATCATCAAATGCTATGTACTGCCAGTTTCCTATATTAGAACCTACAGTAGTCTTTATATATGAACCGATATATTCGTTAGTTCCAAATAGTTCGTTTCTTACTTCAATGATTGTTCCATCACGTTGAGTAACAGTATAGTTACCAAGAGCATTTTCAATCAAATCAACTTGGTTCTGATTTCTCTGTTGTATAGGATCATTAATGAACGCTGTCTCTTCATATCCATCAACTGCACCGCCAGGTGGAGGTACAATAAGAACTTCAGTTGATTCCTTAGTAATGTCTAAGTCATCAGGAGATGTTACTTGTCTGAATACTTGTCTTTCAAATCCAGAACCGACGAGTCCAATGTTAACCATTCTAACATCGCTTTCAGACTCAACTTCAACAAGACCAGCAGATATAACTGTTACATCTTCAATCTGTCTGAGGTAAGTTCCAGCAACCCAATCTTGTTCAGTTGTTCCTTGATATCCTCTAATGATTTGATAGAATCTATCATTAATCTTCTTCTCATAGTATATAACCTCATCACCAATCATCAATCTACCACTAGGAGCAAACTTAGATGTATCAGCAATGTAAGCAATAACATCACCGATGAGGAAGTCAAGATCCAATAGTGCAGCATTCTCAAAGTAGTTGACATTGCTGATTGCATTATTAGGAATCTCAATCTGCTGAGTCTGTGTGATTACTTTAGAAACAGTAGATATAGAATTGAGAGATACAATATCTTGAACCTCTGCAGAAACAACAGTTGCTTCATAAGTAGGACCTTCAAATACTTGAACTTCACTAGCAGGAGTAGGTCTGTTAGTATTAAGTTCTAGATAATCTCTTTGTGGATCTAATGCTCCACCAATAGAGAATACCTCTATCTCGTCAGGAGTAAATTCTCTTTCGAGAACAATCTCAGCATCACCCGCTACCTGTACTGATAGAGAACTAACACCTGTAATACCTGTAAGACCAGACTCATCAATCTCAGTAACAACTGATAAAGCAGTCATTCCACCAGTTTCCACAAATGGATTGATAGCAACATTGATTAGAGAAACACCAACGTCTCTTTCACTTAAGATATCAAATCTTCTAGTTGTGATAACCTTAGGTGCTTTGGTATATCCAGAACCACCATCAAGTAGATCAACACTAATTACCTGACCCTTACTTACTAATACATTTGCTTTAGCACCACCACCATTACCATCTAATGTCTCAAACTTAAGTACAGGAGGTGTATAATACTGATATGCAGTTGGTTGTGTAATTGGATCATAACTACGCTGGTTCCATGTAAGAGATATTACAGATCCATTCTGAATTTCTGCAACGACAGAAAGACCTTCTCCTCTCGTGATTCCAGTATAAGTCTCAACTGAGACTGAACCAAAGATATCATCAGATGTCTGTTCGTTAGGTCTTCCATCTTTACTTGTAGTTTCAGTAGGGAGAGTTTTAATTTTTCTAAAACCTGTCTCACCTTCTACTTTAATATTGTCTCCATTAGACAAATATACAAATGGTGCAACATATGTTTTACCAACTACTGTTCCAAACCAATCAGAGTTAGGATCTTTTAATATATTTCTACCATCACTATCTTTCTTGAGATTTAAAATCTCATTTGTTATATCTGCATCTGTTAGTACAAAACTATTATTGTAATTTCCTTTTGATGCAAATGTATAATCTAGTCCCGACTCGATATTTGAGTTTTGAGATTTTAATTCAAATACTACAGTGTTTCCAGTTCTAATTGGGTTTGAAAGTTCACCTATTACATTCTTAGTACCATTTGCTCTTGTTTGCCACACATGTATAGGATTACCTATCTTTTCACCCATCCATGTATAACTTAACAAAGTATCCATGTTTTGTTGGGAAGCAACAAATGAGAAAGTTCCTTGACTGAAATAAGTGTCAGGTGCAAAGTCATATATGTTTAATATTTGACCTACGTCTCTACCATAGATGTAACGCATGTCAATCTGCATATCTTTCTTGATAGAATCATGGAATGTGATATTAGGACCTGAAACAGTATACGCCTTTCCATTTACTTGTAGTACACCATCTAAGAATACATACAAACTATCTTCGGATTCAATGCTTTGAACAGTTCCATCTAATACATCAAGAATTAAGAAAGGTCCGTTTCTAACACCATCTACCAATTCAAAATCAATTGTCAATCTCTTGTAATTAGAAACACCAATACCTACAACTTTTTCTACAGCAGTTGGTTCACCAATACTCTTAGCACCTAAGTCTTGATCCCATATAGGAGCAGTATCAAATTTAATTACGTTAGGAATAACAGTTCTATCAATCCAGTAAGCATCTTTTAATGGATAGTTTTCTGTAAACTTAGGTCTTTGTAATACTGAATTGATTGTAAGGAATAAATCTTCATCTTCTTCTGTGTTTACTTCAGTATTATCATCCCAATATAATTCAAAGTCTGTGGTCTCACCATCAATATAATCAGGTAGACTTCTTGTTACAGACTCTTCTTTTACAACATCACTTAAATTTTCATACAGTGAATCCATTGCAGAGATGACAGTAGTGCATTCCTCTACAGGAAGTAAAGGATCACCAAGTATATTGTAATTAGAATATGTTACTGTACCAGTCCAATAACCAGACTTATTTTGATTAACTGGTGTCTTCTCTACAAGTCCACGCCCTTCTGTAATAATAGTCTCAGTAATATCATGGTATGTGTTAAGTGTACTCTCTACTTCTGCACATACAGGACTTAGAGAATCTACAAGAACATTAGGATCTGTGATTGACAACTGATTTCTCATTGCCTGTATACAATTATTTTTAACTTCATTCATTATGAAAATTGTTGACTCCACAGTTCCAGTAATTCCCTTCTGGACTTCACCTAAAGATGATGCATCGTAATACAACTCTTCACCATAAGGATAATCATTTTGTTTATAGTATGCTTGTGCATTCTCTACAATTTTAAAATTACCACCCATCTTAAGATGATAAACATACGCCTGTATCAATGGTCTCATTTGAAGAGGATAATATGGTGCTACACCAGGACCTCCACCCCAACCTAAGTTTGGATACTGTGTTTGAGTTGCATTCAATGCTAATTGAATAATTTCTGTTTCATTCTTCTCTATCAACTCTCCTGCTTTATAGAACATACCATTGTTCAATGCACTCCAACCAAACTTAGCTTGTGTTGTACCTGAGAAAGAAAGAGGTACTGTGACAGTTGCACCAGGTGGCACAGTGAATGTGCTTCCTAATGGAACTTGTGCAGTGCTAGTACCAATAGTAGTTGTACTACCTGTGCCAGATACAGGAGTGGTACCAGATGGAGCACCACCGCCACCACCAGAGTTTGCAAGTGCAGCATTGTTTAATGTGACCTGTGTATCACTATCAATAGATACAATCTTAGTTCCTGTTGGATATGATTTACCAGAACTTACAAACAAACCAACAGCAAGATTCTTAGTGCTGCTGACAGTCATTGTTTTCTGACCTTGAACATATGCAATGTTTACATCAACAAAGTCCCAGTTCCTAATTGCAAGTTTTGCTAATCTAGTTGCATACTCAAATATATCATTAGATTGTGTCTTATAATTCCTAATGTAAAGATAAGCACTACCCGAACTAAAGATTGATGCATAATCAATTGTCTTGATATTTCCACCAAATCTAATATCATGTTGATAAGCATCTAAGATTGCTCTGATGTTTGCCTCATAATCATCTTGTTTGGTACTCCAGTCTAATGATGGGTGAGTTGCTTTACCATATCCAATAGTCTCATCAATAATAAACTGTACATTTCTTTCAATTTGATTTGCAGAATCTATCCATGTACCACCACGTTGGAATATATTTCTTAATTTTTTAAAGTATTTTGTATTGTATTGTTCATCTTTAAATTTAAAGACCTTACCATAGAATGTAACGCCAACAAGAGGTGGTTGTGAGAATGTAATATTTCCAGAATTTATAGTATATGCAATGCCAGGTTCTTGTATAACTCCATCAAGAGTCACAATCATATTTTTTAACTTATTATCTGCTAAGTTAAATGCCACACCATCTTTCTTAGTTGTAAATGCAGTAGTTCCTTGTAATCTACCATCATTATCAAATGCTCCATCAAATACTGCACCTAATGTAAACTCAAATGCCTCTGCTTCGTTAAAATTAAACTCACTTGTTGCAGCAGTACCAAATCCTTTACGTATTCTTTGGTTCTCAACTTTCTGTACAGTCTGTGTAACAATTCTACTTGAGTTCTCAACTGTAATCTTATTCTTCTCAGGATCCCAAAGTTGTACAACGGTGAAGTGTGTTGCATCAGGTGTACGATCTTTAGGCAACTCAACTAATGAACCTTGATCTCTTGTTGCAAAATTAGCAGTTGCTTCAATATCAACTTGACCAAATAATTTGAAACCAGCAGGGTGTGTAGTTGCTTTGATAAGATCACGCCATTGCTCAATAGATGTTCCTGACTTAATAACATAAGAATAATCTTGATAGAATAAACTGTCTATTATCTTTTGATTTTGTACACCTAGTTTTCCTTTGTCTGATTGATAGAAACCTAAGTTATCATAAAAACTAGAAATCTCTTCACTAAATGTAGTTACAAATATAGATTGTACTATACCAGATACTGGCATAATTGTAGATTCTATAGAAACATCTTCACGAACTATACCAGTAGAATTTTCTACCTTAAGTAAATTAGATCCAAATCTCCAATCTACAACTGTTGCTCTGAATACTTCTACACCATTAATTTTTTGAACTACTTGTTCACCAATTCTAAAGTTGCCATTATAATTTTTCAATGCAAGAACATAGTTAGATCGGAATGTAGATGACACAGTTTCATCTAAATGGAATGCTCCACCGTTAGATGTTATTCTTACACTCTGTGGTACACCTATAGATGTACTCTCAACAAATGCTTCTACCTCACCTTCTACAATAAGAATCTCAGGTGCATATGTATAACCTCTGCCTGGTTTTTCTACAGTAATAGATGTGACTTTACCTTCTCTTACAAGAACATTGAATTTTACATCTGATCCATCAGACTTAGTTATTACAATTTTAGGATTTACATAGTTAGATCCTTCATTTGTAATGTCAACTCCTGTAATAGTTTGTGATGCTGCATCAAATGTTACAGTTGCTGCTGCTCTGTAAGACTCTGCAGGATCAACACCAGTGATAACTGGAACTTTCTTATAGTTTAATCCTAAATTTATAATTCCGACTGTATTAATCTTACCGATAGCGAACTGACCATTAGTAGTATAAGAAATGGATCCAGAACCATCCCAAAGAGGAGTACTGGTAACATCATAAACAAAACGATTTGGTGTAACATAATTGATAGTCTTAGTTCCTTGTAGAGGATCAGTTACAAGTTTAAAGTATGATCCTCCAGAGTTTACTACATTCTTATTATCAAAGTAATAGAAGTTTGTAAAATCTGTTCCAGTTTTTGTTTGATATGTATTAGTAGTAAGTCTAGAACCAAATCCAAACTTAACATCTGTAAATGCACCAGCATTACCAGGTAATATAGTTGATTCAATTTTCTCTACTGTAATTAAATTGTAATTACTACTTGGACTAATATCAAAGTAAGTCCCAGTGAGACTAGAATGAGACGTATCAAACTTATACTTGTAAAATTCTTGTAGATCTATGTTAGGGTTAGGTACAAATGTACTATTATCTTCTGAGAATTCAAATTTGTATACTACATCTTCAGCAGATCTAACAGCAACCAATCTTTGTGGTGTGCTAGTATCAAAGAAACTAGAACTCAATACAACTTTATTTGCATTAGTGTTTAATGTTGCATAATCATATACAACAACTATCTTATGTGTTATAGGATCATAGGATTGTATGTAACCTGATAGTGAACCACTAAAGATCTGGTAATTATTTGTAAAGTTATATTGAGCATTGTAAAGAGATACTTCCTGTCCATCAAAATGATCTACATCTGTAGTTCCCTCTTGTCCTCTAGTTACAGAAAGATCGTTTCCATTAATACCAGCAATCTTTAAAACTTCTTGACCTATTTGTATAAAGTCATCTGTTGCAAATCCTTGTGCGTTATCTACAGTAACTTTTGTTGCACCAACAGCAACACCTACATGACCAACATAGATTGTAAACCTTGATGTTGATTGTGATGCACCAGATCTTACTAGATCCTCATCTGCAACTCCAAGATAATCTCCTCTTGCATATCCTACACCAGCATCTTGTATCTGTATACCAGAAACTACCCCTGCAGAAGATACAGTAAAGGTAGCAGTTGCTCCAGATCCCGATCCACCAGTAAGAGCAATGCTAGTGTAAGTGCCAGCTGTGTAATCAGCACCACCATTAAGGATTTCATATCTTCCTATTCCTGTAAAATTAATATTCGTCTTTGCATTAGGAGGTATTAGAACTGCCTCTTGATATAATCTCTTTCTAATGTAGTATGTTTTTGTTTTAGTTGCATCATCAGGGTTGATGTCAATAGTTACATTGTCTCCAATTCCCAATCCATGATTGGATGTGGTTTCTATTAGTGCTACACTTTGATTTACTTCAAATGGTTCTAATCCATCACTCAATGATGTGAGTGTTACTATTCTAGTTCCAGATGTATTGAACAAATCATTAGACTGTATGAAATATGTGTTATCAGTAGTCCATGTACCTGTCAAAACCTTGATCTGGACTACGTTTTGGGCAGACGTTCCTTCTAATACTTCGGCAGTAGCAATAGGAGCATTTACACCATCAGTCAAACTTAATATTGCACCTTTAGTGTAAGAACTTCTTTGATCTAATAAAATATCAAATGTCTTAATAGCAGCAGAGAATGTACCAGTATTATTGAATGTACCAGTTACATTTTTCAATACAATTGTACTATCATTCTTAACTGTTCCAACAATAGTTCCAGATGCACCAGACGTCGGTTGTGATAACGTATCATCTGCAAATAAGTATGCACTTTGAATGATTGTTAGTTTAACAACCTTGTTTTCTTTTGATTGTAAGTAAGATACATCTTTACCTTTTACAGAACTAACGATTGCTTCTGCTTCTGAACCTTGTGTTCCTGTATTGTCAAAATATAACTGCGAGTTGATAGAGAAGTTAGCAGATGTATCTAATACACTAACACTCTCAACATTACCTTGTTTTACTTCTTCTATTTGTGCAATAAAACCATCACCATTACGTGGCATTCCTGCTTGGTAAAAACGTCTTGCTTTTTTAGGAATGTCGTTCTGGTTAATATCAGAATTGTAATTACTATCTACAGGAAGAGAATAAAAATTCTCTCCTATAATGTATGGATACTGCGGTACTTGATTGCTATCAATAGTAATGAAATAAGCATAAGTTCCTTGCGGAAATTCTGGGGTGGTGCAAAATCTTCCATTGTTTTCATCTAGTGTGCCACTTTTGTGGGTATAGGTATAGTCATTGACAAAAGTTCCGATAGGATAGGTTGTCAAGTCAGGTCCTTCAGAACGATTTCCATTAATAGAATAACTAGATGTCATTCTAGTAATAGATGACGTAGAATCTAAAGGATCTTGATAACCAAACGCACCATAGATTGGATTACCATCATAAGCAAAACCAATAATAGGTGAGTGTGATTTAGATGCTGGTTCTGTTCCAGCACTGTTTAGGTTATCACTAAGAGAAACACGAAGTGCTTTCGGGTTTGCAGCATAACCATAACCATACTCCAATACGTTATTGCTGTTTCCAAATACATAACCATTCTCTGTGTCTAATTTAGTTTCTAATTTTTTATATCTATTAAAATTCCATTCTTTAAGAAGAGGTATACCAGTTGCACCACTGCCCACTGGAACTATTTCAACTATTACAGTATTTTGATTATAGAAGTTACCCTCTGCAATCTTATTAAATCCAGTAATCTGTCCATCAGTATTAACAACTGCTTCAAACTCAGCAAACCTACCTCTACCAGCATTATCTCTAATTACAACTTGTGGAGGAGAAGAATAAAACTCACCAGCATTATCAAGTATAAGACTTGTGACCTTACCACCAGTTACTACAGCACGAACAGCAGCATTTCTACCAGATGTAATTAATACGTCTGGAGTTCTAGGAAATACATCAGTAGTATCCACACTTATGCTTTCTACAACTTGTCCTGCTAATATTGCTCTTGCTTTATTAGGTACTTGATCAATCAATACAAATGGTGGTCTTACATATCCAGTTCCACGAAGATCAACCTTGATTTGTTCTAACTTACCATATCTAATACTTTCTGCATCTTTATAACCATAAAAAGGAACACCATTTAATCCAATACCAATATCTCTCTTAGGTGTAGGATATGTTTCTGTAGTTCTAGTTGCTTGTTTTCTAATAATACGAAGAAGTTTCTGATCCAATACTGTTTGTGTCACAGTAGAACCATCTAAAATTTTATGTGATGGGAAACTAGAACTAGCAATATAATAATACTGATCATCTGCAAGTATAGCAGATACATTTGTTGGTACTTGATCTAATGATGTAGCAACTGCAGATAATGTAGGAACATTAACTGCTGCACCAGTTCCTAATATCCATCTAGTCTGATTTGTTCCTACGTTTACAATCTTAGAATCAGAAGTCTCAAAACCAGGATTAGATACTTGTATCTTATCTCCTACAAAAGAGTATGGTTGTGGATCTGATGGTTGTAAATTATAAACAATACCCATCGTCAACAATGTGACACCAGATCCTGCTATTGTAACAGGTTTGTATACTGGTGTACCAACATCGTGCTGCACAGCAGTCTGTGCTAATCTATTGTCAATAATAAATTGACCTACAGTCTTTTCACTAAATGTAATTGTCTCATCACCAATCAATACTGATCCTGTATTATCCCAACCAGTAGTAGAGAATACATCAATCCTATCTCCTTTAGACTTAGTGCCTATTAGCACTTTCTCAAGTTGAGTCTTAGTTGAGACACCAAATGTACCATTAACTGTCTCTGGTGCTAAAACTATATTATAGATTACCTCATCATCTCTAGTTCCATCTGCATATACATTGTCTACAACAGCATCTGCATAGTCATACTCTTCTGTATCAGATTGAACTATTTTCTTTCCTACTAAACTTTTTACATCACCAGATATAACTTTACACTTAAGTGCATATACGTTTATCCAATCTGCATTAGATGCTTTATATGTAAAATCTCTTGGTTTGTATACCTCAGGTTTTACAATTTTTCTTGGTCTTGTATTAGCAACCAACTCCATGTAACCTTCATCACCATCAAGACCTGACATGTAACGATGATAAGCACAATAATAGTAAATCTTATTAGACTCATCAACATTCATCATGAATTCTGGTTGGAATTCATTATCGTAGTTTGTCTTGACACCAAGAACAGGTTTGCTGTTGTAATATTGTTGACCACCAAGTAATGTACCTTCTCTAGTGGTACTAAACTTCATAGGATGACCATCTGGATGGATAGGCATCGGTAAGTTAGAAGGGTCAGATTGATTCCATATAATTTGCCAGTTTTGGAAGATCCTTATTCCTTCTGGTGCAAAATAATATTTGCCATATTCAAAATCTCCAAATAACTGTGGCAATTTACCAAAGTTGATGTAGAAAATACCATTAGGGAATGTATATACTGTACTAGCAGTAAATGTTGATCCTGTAGTGCCAGTAACACTATCTCCAAGAGAGAAGGTGCTGGATACTTGTCTTAAATATACTCTTGTAATTACGTTCTGATCATTTCTAACAATCTTAGCAATCTCTCCACTAGCAGTAGTGGTTTTGATTCTATCACCAACTAAAAATTGACCATTTGGACTTGTAACATCTATGGCAATATTATCAAACTCAGATTTTATAAACCACTCAAACTGTGCTAAGTTAGTACGATCAAGAGGATCAAAGTCCTTATCAATAATACTATTGAAAACAAACTTAATAGAACTATCAGTTCCTTTCGCTTTATAGAAATTCTGTATGTTCTTTATTAAGGTTCTTTTATCAACACTACCTCTAAGATATTTCTCAGGGAATGAACCTAGATATTGTTTCTCAAAATTCTTTACTAATGCATAAAGAAAAAGATTACTAATATTGTAAACTGTTTGACCAGCAGCATGTGCTGTAGCAGTTGTACTTACAAAATTACTTTTACTGTATAGATCACCAATTTTTGTATTACCACTAACACCTCTAGAACATCCACTTAAGGTTGTATCAGTTCTAGTTGCGTAAAATATTATCTCATCATCTATTCTAATATATCCGTCTTTTTCTGGAAAACTCCTTGCATCTTGTAGTACAATTGTGTCGCTACTATTAGTGATACTAACATCCAAAGTATCGTGTTGTCTAAGTAAGTTCTTTTCATAGTAATCAATGTCTGCATATTTTTGAATATTATTAATAATGTCTAGAGTACCACCCTGTACCTCCTGTGCTTCATAATACTTCGTTACAAACTTACTAAAAAGTTCGTATTCTGTACTAATGAACTCAGGAAGCTGTGTCTCTATCAGAGTAGATATTCTCTTTGTTTTTACAGCAACCATTTACTTACTCTTTATATGCAGTGAAGGATGAATTAGGAACGTCAACGTCAAGGTATACCTCACGCATTGCCTTAATGTCGTTTGATAGTGGTTTTACTCTTAGTGAAATACGATTATCAAAGAAACTACCTTTAATAATTGTCAAAGCATACATCTTCAACTCACCTTTTACATAATCTATGTCGCCAATATCACTGTCTAGAACAACTTTCTCACCAGTTACGCTATCTAGTCTATATAGGACAATTTTCTTATTTCTATCTTCAACATAGACATCAAAATTAGGATATTCTGTTACTCTAAAACCAGTAGATGATAAGACTGGATCGTCACAGTCTTCATCAAAGGCATTCTGGAAACATACCTCATAATAGAAGGTAGAATTTAACTGAGGATAGAAGTCTTTTCTCATCATGAGACTAGTGAGATTAGAATTGATACTAACATCAGCATCATCTATAACACCCACAAACTTACTATACCTAAACTTACCATTAAATTTTTCAGTATCACTTTCATTAATATAACCTTGTATAGAAGTGATTACGCTATCTCTAATATTAGAAGGAGTCTGATCTGTCATACCTCCGTTATAATAGATCTTACTTGTCATTTCAACAAATAGAATAGAAGGATCTACTATCTGTGGTTCTACAGATGCAACAACATATTTTTTAAGATCAGCAATGATCTGTGATTTAGTCAACGATGTAAGGTAACTAGCATCAGTTGGTTTCAATACAATGAATACTTTTCCATATTCTGGTGGTTCTTGATCCTCTCCACCAAATATGATAATATCACTTGTTGCTGGATATACTTTTCTTACAATTGTTTCGTAGTCGTTAGCGGTCACTGCACGGTCTTGTGTGCCATATGCTTTTGGAGCAGTGTATTTTATCTTAGCAGTTGTTTCTATCTCTTCACCGCCCGATGCAGCAACGCTTGATACAATTGTTGTTGTAAACGCATTAGGAGAAACTCCAAATTCGTTTTCTATCACACCAGAAAATACAAATGCCTTAACACCATTACTTACAGGACCTGATGTTGTTACATATGATACATCAATACGTGCATTGTTCTCTAGTTTCTTACCTAGAACACCATCACCCATTAAAATTTCATACCTACCGTCCTCAATTTCATCTAAGAAGAAGACTTTTGATGCACCATCAACTCCTAATATGTTATCAGCAAGTAAATATGGTTCATTAAAAGATCCACCAGTAGGATATACAGTGACTGAGACTGTATTAGTATCAATGTTAGGGTTATCTAATATAAATCTTTGACTCTTAGATGCAGTGTTTATTACAAATTCGTTTGTTAATAGTGTTCCTTCTCTAATTGGTACGTTACTAAATGTTGCAACACCATTTATTACTTGTGCCTTTACATCACTTGTAACAATATAATTGTAAATGACATTATCATAGTTACTAATAAATCCTGTTCCTTGTTTTAAATTTAATTCTTTATCAGTTGTTGCATTAGTATAGGTAACAGTAAATGAAATATATGCTGTAGGAGATGTTGCACTCTTTGGTCTATATCCTAATTGCTTTGCTAGTGCTACTACGTTGTCTCTTAGCGTTGCTGAATCAAGGAACAGTTCATTGACTACCATGTTCGTATTGAACGCTGTATAGTAGGTATTATAAGCAAGAGTGTCTATCAGAGTTGCTAGTGCAGACCCTTCAAAATCATAATCAGTAAAATCATTCTGACTCCTCAAATATTCTTTGAGTTGAGTTTTGATATTATCAAAATCTAAATTGGCAACCTGAGTATAAGGCATTATCGTGTACGCTCTAGAAATATATCTATCCCAACTGCTCTGTCTTCTCTACCTAAGATCATATACTCTAATTGCACTTCATATCCATTCTCGTCAGTTCGTGGATAGCAGTTAAGTCCTTGAATTGATATTCTAGGTTCGTACCTATTAAGAGTTTCTTTAATTTCTTTTTTAATTAATCCAGCAGTACCATAATCTAATGGTTCAAACAATAGATCCTGTAGACCACTTCCTATTTCTGGTTGGAATGGTCTTTCACCTCTTCTAGTAAGTAATAATCCTTTTATTGATTGTGCAACAGCAGCCTTATCCTTCACTGTTACCAAATCGTTAGTAACAGGATGTTTTTTGAATGTAATACTCAAATCTTTGAAGGTTGAGACTTCTGGCATTTAAAGACAGCATGGGCTGCTTTTATTTATCCATCTTTTCTGAACTTAGTGCACTCGTCAAGGAATTCCTTCTTTCTCTTCATCTCAAACAATTCTCTTTCGTCATTCTTTTCAATTTTGTCTATCCATTCTTGTGCATCGTACTCAGAGATGAGTTTCTTCCCACTTTTTATAAATTCCTCAGATTTGTCTACTTTAATTACCATTTGTTTTCTCCTTTGGTGTTTCCCAGAAATAATCATCGGTATCTCCTAACCGTCCCCACTCAGTCCCATTCTCGACTTGGTACTCTATGGTAGAAACCTTAAAGTCTGGTGTCTTCGGTTCTTGAGGGGTGATAGAGAGGTCATACAAACGCATTCTATTATTAGGATACAATGCATACTGTCCATTCTCTAGTTGGATACAATTATGACTCTTATGCTCTTGTGGCACTTCACTTACATTATTATCTATCACATCAGGGTTCGCATGGTAGTTATCAAGAGTAAAGATATACTGACCTTTCATCAGACCATGGTCTCTTGTCCGTATCTCCGCATCCATAGAAGATACGAAACCTTTATTGATTGCCATCACACCATAGTCCATACAATTCCAAAATTGCAGATTCTCTAGACTCATATCGGGCGTCGGCGTTTTCGGTGCTCGGAGAAAGGCACTTATAGGAAGTTTATCATACATCGCCCCATACTCAGGTAAGTAAGTCTCAAAATAAAAAGCACGACCAGGTATACTCTTACAAGCAACCCAGACGCCCTCGACAAACTCACCAAATCCACTTTGATGGTCAGTTAAATATTCTTTTCGTACCCACACCTTCTCAGAAGGCAAATTACAAATCAAATTCATTTGTGATGAAATACCTCAACGTATGCTTGACATTTTGGACAAGTGAAGTTAGACCAGAAGTCATACTCAGACTCATCGCCATCATTCAACTCTTCCATGGAGTTATCCCCACCCCATATTAACTCAGTATTACAGTGCCAACACTTCATCGTATTATCGGCATGGAGTAAAGGTCTGCTGGTGCTATCTTCGGTCTATCTGTATAAGCGTCGATAAGTTCTTCAATACTACTGCTCATCGCTCTATAACCAGTGCCAACATACACCTGTCCTGCAACTACAGCAATTGTAGCAACACCCCAGAATGTGTAATATGCAGATGACTTGAATTGATTCTTCGCTTTAGTAATATAATTCTTCTCAGTCACTTTCCTTGTCCTCTATATCTCTTCCTTGCTTTATTTCTACTAGTCGCAGAATACTTTGTATGTGATCCTGTACCCTGTCTTGTTTTCTTTGGTGTTGCTTCTATAGTCTGAGATACACCAAAACCACCTTTTGCTTTCGCCATTAAATATTCTGTCCTCCAGAAGTTCCTATCTGTATTGTACTACTTAACCATGGTCCTGTCAAGGGTCTAGGTGTACTAATTCCATCCAGTGTTGCATTATCACCTTGAACAGCGGGTAGTCTCCCATTAATCATAACTGTCGTATTGACAGCAGGAGTAATAATCCGTTGACCTGTGCTAGTACACTGTGGTATACCTCTCCTAATGCCTGGCACTATACTTGGTAAACTTGTTGCATCATATATCGGTACAGGTCTCTGACCAACCTTCACATTCGGTGACATGAACGGAGTACCATCTAATGTCTGTGCAGGATAATCACAGAACGGTCCTACCGACTCTGTATCTATTGTCTCCTTTTTAATTAGAAATGCCATTACTTCTCCTGACAGTTACAAATATTTAGAAGTGGTTCCATCTTCTCATATACCACTCGTACTTTCTCTTCAGATTTCCGAGACTTCCATAACTGTAGTACAATGACTTCGAGTTCTTCTTTAGTTACATCAATAAGCATTTTCAGATCCACCGATTTTACTTAACATTCTAGTACAAAATTCATACATCTGTTGATGTACCGATATATCAGATGATGCATATAAAGGTGTGTCAATATACTTTGAATCCTTCAGAGGATTGTCATCAAACCATTCATCATAAGGTAATTTGTCTGGTGCTTTGATACTCATATGTTTTCTAATAGTACTTCATCAATATACTGAGGATGTTCTTTCAGAAAAGGAACGTCTTCCTTAGCATGTTGAATTGCATCAAATGTACTCTCTGCATATTCGCAGATTTCAAAGTGATGTCTTTGTTGGTCGTGATAACCTACTGTGTAATGTGACATTATACTGCCCTCGCTACTTTTGTGAGATCTTCTTTGAGACCTTCGATATTATTGTGAAGATAGTCGAGTGTCTGAGCGACAGTCTCATAATCCTCACCCGTTGGTCGCTTGTACATCAATGACGGGTTCGCCAGTCTCTCCAAAGTCTTCTCTAGGGTGTTTAACTTCTCGGACTGCCATAGGAGTGTCTCCTCCAATTCGTTCAATTTCTTTGATAACTCTTCCATTGTTTGGATCACCTCCATTATATGATTCAGATGCCCTCTTCTCGAACTGATCACAGAAAGTATCGAAGTCATTCAGCATGTCTTCGTAATCTAGTCCGTCATCTTCAAAGAATTGGTGTGCGACTTTTTTCATGTTTTTTTACCAGGAAAATTTTTTGGGTTTTTTTGGTTTTGGTTTTTCATTTTCCTTTTAATATTTATTTCTCGGTCAAGTGGATACTTTTGTAGGTTAGCGTTTTCTAATTTTGCTTGGCACCGAACCCCCCATCAAAAAACCCCCAACATACAGTCAGGGGCGGGGTCGCTGTCTGGGCGATCAGAAGTTATACTGTCTGTCGCCTAGTGCTGCTGGTCTCTCACCATACTCGCCCTCGTGTGTTTGGAAGTTATCGCAAATGGTCTCTGCGTATCCGAAGCACTCACTCATGCTAAGACTTAACTCGGTTGCTTCCCAAGTGTCTGTTACAACCTCTGTTGCCATTGGTTTGCCGAACTTGTTATAAGCGGTGACTGTGTATGTAAACATAATAAAAACTGAACTGATTTATATTCTAATTATAAAGGATATCCCTAGGGAAGTCAACCATATGTCACGGAATGTAAACAGGGGTTATTTAACCTCGCCCCTGTTTAACATGTAGTCTCTGGCATATGTTCTCTCTGCTGCTGTGTCCTTTGACATCTGCATTGGTGATCTGTCGCATGTGCTGATCTTTCTGTCTCTGCTCTTCTTACACCATGTCCTTCTGCGTGTCTCGTCCATGCTTGGCATGTCTTCAAATTTAGGTGCATAGTACATGCTGCGTGCGATCTCTGGACATGCTGTGTAATCAAAACTCTCTCCTGCTGTGATGTCGTTAATCATCTGGATGACTGACATAGGTACAGCGAACCACTCTTTGCCTGATCCGATCTGCTCCCATCCGTAAGACTTGCACACTGAGTGGAGATACTGTTCCATTTCAAATACACCGCCTTTAGTTCCTTCGGGTGTTGGAATGTCTGTTCCCTCATCACATGCCCATAGAGCAATGTTATGAATCTTGTCTGCACATGAGGTGCTATGCTCTTTGTATCTCTGGATTGTTCCCCACTCACAAGAGTATGATAGACCGATCTTGATTTTACCGTTTCCAGTTGCTCTCTCGTAATGCTCCTCAGTAGCGAACATAATGTAGAGACCGCCTGCTGTGTTGAGTTCGATTCTGCCTTTGCCCATGATGTGTTTGTTTCTGATTTATGTTTTTATTATAGTCCCTAGGGATTGGTTGTCAACAACCCCAGTGGACAGTTTGCCAACTGGCACATTAGTGCCTATCGGATATATTCCAAACTCCCTCGTTAGGTGTTGGAAGTGGTTCAAAGTTTCTTGCTGCCATTGCTGCAAGTGCTGCCTTAACTGCGGGGTCTTGCATCGCTGAAGAGTTTGCTAATACTCGCCCGTCGAAGTAAGGTCTTAGTTGATTGTCGAACATAATACTTTTGTCTGATTAACTTAAGTATAATCCACTAGATGCTTATGTCAACAATCTAGTGGACAGTTTGACAACTGGCACAAGGTGCCAGCTGCCGTGTTGTGTGGTTGGCGGAGGATTGACCGACCCTCCTAGCAAATTCCATGCCTATCAGAGTTACAGGTCTGTGCACTGTTCACGGGTCAGGTGAAGATATTGGGTCTTACGTAGAGGTTCGATTTAAATGCGATTAGTTAACGCAACCCCTGCCTACTGCCCATATATTACCCTCCCATGCTTAAGAATTTTTCCATGACCATTTCGTCGATAACGTTGTTAACGTCTGGGTCGCCCATTGGATCGTATTCGATACCGAATTCCTCGCATACTTCGTCAAGGATTGTTTCAAAGATTGATTCGTGATGTAGAGTTGACATAATGTTGTTTGATTTATATTCTTATTATAGTCCACTACGTTTGACTGTGCAATAGGTAGTGGACAGTTTGTAAATTGTCTACAGATAACCAGCGATCTCCATACCTGGTTCGTCATAGAACCAACTTATGCTCATGCCTTCAAATTTTTCTTTGAGTGCATTATAAATGTCTTCTGGCGGTGACCATGCAGTATTAAATGATGCTTCAAAACCATTAGGCAATTCGCTTTCGTCAATGGTTAAGTCGTAGCAGTCCCATTTAGTACCCCAGTTTTGAATTCGCCAGTCATACCATCTGGCATCTTGTGTCATTTGCGGACGTCCTTCTTCGTCTGTAGATTCAAACGCTAAACCCATTCCAAATTCACGTTTATCCATTACAGGCAGTTTACCCCCGACTGGGATCTCTTTCCAATTTGGTTCGGGAATGATCTGACCAAATACTGTTAGATCATTCTTCGGGTTAGTTCCATTCTCGAATATGTCGAAGAGTGTTTGTATGTCCTGCTCATTATCTGAATAGACACTCACTCTGTTGTAGCAATGATTTGGCATAGTCTGATTTGTTTAATTAATTACATTATAAGGCATGTACTCAAACAAATGTTGTTTGAGTAGACACCTCTGAAACTAGCACACTCTCTTGCCTAAATGCCTTGCGGTATCTGTCGGCAATGTGCTTTAATAAAACTGATGTAGCGATTGCTTCATGATCAGGCACCTCGATATAAAAAATCTTAGTGTTTTCAAATTCTCCTTTCCATAACCCCTCGCCATCAATAAATGTGCCATACTCAAAATGAGGAATGATCTCTGACTTAATAAAGTCGTTTATCATGTTGTCTGAAACCTTTCCTGCGTTGGGAATGTTTCTTCCCATGATTAGTTCGAGTCTTTTCATGAAGTGTGTTGTATGCTATGATTAAATTATAGAGCATGGAATATACTCCTGCTACATGTAATGGACAGTTTGATAAGTGGCACAATGCGGCTGAGTACCCATAGCACAGCGGGTGATCCAACTGTGCTATAGTTTTCGTGGTGCGGGAAGTTGTTGCTGCTCATTTAGATATCCTCCAGCATCTCATCTATTTCGCATGTGTTCACCTTTGGGTCATCCCATCGCACACCGTCGCCAGTTGTCTCGGATCCTATGCATGTGAGCATCTCAACTAGGTGATCATAATCCAAGGCACGTCTAGCGATATCATATAAACCTTCGTCACCGCCTAACCAAAGACCGACATTCCAAGTCTCGTAGTTAGTCCAACCGTTATACTCTGTGTCGGTTAGGTTCGCTTGATAAGTTGCTGTTGTCATAGTGTTCTGATTTGTTTGACTAGTTGTATTGTAGAGGGTGGGTGCGTATCCTGCAACCTTGAGTATGCCACAAAAAAGATTGTCACACTCTGTGGCGATCCGTGTCTTAATATTCATAATAATAAGGGTGAGATGTGCCACATGGTTCTGGGTCGCATACCGTGTCTGAATCAATGTTTGATTTTAGATTCTGATCAAAGGCACGGATAGACAACTCTGAGTTGTCGCAGTCCCATCCTTTGCGTTCTAGTGCTTCAGCACAAATGTCCCACACTTGGTGCAGTTCATCATCGTTTAAAAAACTAATAACGTTGTAGTAATGCATAGATTTGCGTAACTATACGTATTCTATATGTTAAGAGCAGGAATACAATACATGATGTGCCAGTAATATTACTGTCACACTGAGTGGTTGCATTTAATATATGTCTGATTATAATGTAAGAGTAATATACAAATCAGATTATGAGAATTAATCAGTATGTCGTCTACACATCGCCAGTTAAGATCGTTAATGATTTTTCTGAAGCATGTCAGATTGCAGATGACTATTTCAACGAGACAGGTTATGTCGTAGCAGTTGAAGAAACTAATCCAGTTGTGTACCCTGAGTACGAGGTAGCGTAATGAATAATTACAATGCATTGCTCACTCTCATAGGCGACATCAATAACGCCTTCTGTCATTTAGAATATGATAATGAAGAGCAAGCAAATATTTGCGATGGCGACATCAAACTGTTAGACAAAGCAGTTAAACGTTTTAAAACTCAAATCTGGGAGAATCAACTCAATGCCTAAAACAGACACCAAATTTCCTCGTTACAAGAACAAAACTGATCTATGTAACGACCTAGCAGATTTAGGTTGGGATTACACAGCGGGTAGAATGTCCCGCAGTGGCATGGAAATATATGATATGATCATGACTCGCCTAGGTGTACTAGATGATAACGAACATTGGAACGAGGATTGCTATCGAGACCACAACTGTGATCACTAGGTCTCACTAGTATATTCTACATCTACCTCGACGGCTGACATGTCGTCGAGGATATCTTTTGTGGTGTCCCTGCGGATGCCATCCCTTCTTTGTGCCTTTTGATACATATACAGTTCAGTATACTGATCTATCATCTCCTGATACATATCCGCAATACTCATAGACATTAGAATAACCCCCGCTTGTAAGAACTAATTATAATATAAAAAACTAAAAAAGTCAAAAACCTAGAAAATCAGAAAACCTAGGTTTTTAACTTTTTGTCGTTTCTGGGACTTACAACAATTGGCATAAATCAGAAAACTGCGAGATGTACGCCCAGAGGATCGCTTAAACTAGCGACCCTGATTTGAATGGGAAAACTGAGTTTCCATGTCTAATGAACCATGTCCAGTCTTTTTGAAATACTCCCGCCTGTGGTCTGAACTCTGTAAGTAATGCGTTAAGTCTGCTCTTCGTAGTGTTGGACTGCCAACCACCGTCGAAGATTGCTACAAACTCATTGCATACTTCAGCAATTAAGTTACCGTGTAAGAATACTCTTGCTTTGTTGTTATTCTCGTTGATCATAACAGTTGTATTGGATCCCGCCCAGTTAACTCTGTTTCTGATCGCTGTGTTCATTTGCATTTCAACTTTACGCATGGTGATTAAAAAGAATAGGGTGAATAAGAGAGTGTACAATAGATTAGAAGTTGATGTCGATAAGGCGAGCAGCATGTCTGATGACTGCATCTGTGAGTTCTACACCTTGTGACTCTAAGTAGTCTGTTGCTAGGTCTAGGTCAGGTACAAGGTTGTCGTTGTCTGAACTCATGTCTTGTAGAAATGAGATGAGGTCGGTTGCGATGTGTAAAGGCATTTGTCTGATTGATTGTTATGTACTTATTATAGCAGTTGGTGGCAGTGTGTCAACGGGTGAGTGTGCCACTTTGTCAACTGTCTTAGAATGGGCAATCTTCGGGTACTCTGTATTGTGGTTCATCGCCACACATCCATGCACTCCGCTGATCGAATTGCCACATCATCTTGTTTGCTCTCTGTTCGAGATCTTGGATCACGGTTCGGTTACCTTGCCAGATGAATTCGTTCATCTCGTCTATAGTATGACCGTGCTCTTCTCTGTACTCTTCCCATACAGTGTCGTAGATCCATGTATTTTCTGGCATTGAAAAAGACCCCTAAGCGAAGAGAGGTCTCATATAGTTCTTGAATTCCTCGCATCTGTGCTTGGCAAGAACTTGCATTTCCTTTTCTGAAATTACGAGGTCATAACCCTCTGCTTTCATTTCGTCGTAGCATGCTTGAGATACTCCTTTATCTGTTAAGTCGTATTTGTGAAGTGCTACGTGCTTGAAGAATGACATAAATGGTTTCTGAATTTGTGTATACTCTATTATTGCAATAATATATGCATAATTCAACCACTTGTGTGCCACTAATAATATCGGCACACTATCTGTCCTTTTCTTTCTTTATTCGTGTTACCTTTTTCTTATTAGATCTGTTTATACTTTTAATTTGATATCCATATGTCTCAAGGTCGTCTGAATTAGCGTCTCCTTGGTCTATATTATACTTTTTACTCATTTATTTGTCAGCGGGTACTAGTTCACCATCCTTTATACTGGCATGGAATAGTTTACCTACTGATTCTCCCTTCTCTAGGGACTTTGACAGTTTATTCTCGAAATTTTGTGGGTTTTCACACATAAATTCGTATTCTTTGTCGATATTTGTATTATATGTTGCAAATACAGAGTTTTCTCCTATTTTTATGACATATAATGCTGAACTACCGAGGTTCTCGAAGGTTTTCACAAACATTTAAAATTAAAAATTCTTAAAAAACTCAGAATATTAAAAAAATGACTTTTTTAACTTTCTGAAAAACTTAAAAAACCAAAAAAGTGACTTTTCTGACTTTCTGTATTAATTGTAGCACACCTCTGAGTGTTTTTGAGTCTTTTTGAGGGTTTCGGGACATAAAGATATCCGCACTTGACTTCTCATACATACCAGCCTAAGACAACAACAAGAGAGCACCTTACCTATATTTAATTAACCTTTCTTAATCTCAAGGATACTACCCTATACTACCTCCAAGAATCCCTGTCTACCACTGACGCTCTCACGTACGCAAAAGTACTCTAAAATCCTCCACCTCTACTCTTCTTCTTATCCAGTATATTTACATGAGAACACACACTGGTATGCTGCATCCATGCTTGTTTCATAGCAGAATAATCATCAATCACAACTGACCTTCCATCACTGAATACTAACTCATATTTGTGTCTGTCATATGATCTATTTGATGTACTTGTGAATGTTTTAAGTGTTGGTGTTATCATCTATCTTCTTTGGATACTTTCTATTTTTGATAGGCATTGGTTTCTCCATCTCCCACTTCTTGAATCTAATCTTGTTCTCATGTCTTACGTGATTACGAATTGATTCACGATCATTCCAATTAGTCATGACTTCTCCTCTATACAATATGATTCATCTACTTGACATAGTTCATCATATAGTCTTTGGTTTCTTTCGCTCCTATCAATTGTTAGTGTTGTCCTTATCAGTGTCATAAAGAATAGTCCTATGATAATGTATAGTATGTAAGGTTTCATTGTACTGTGTAACTCCAGTTGTTTGATGATAAGTATTCGATTAGTTCAGCACCTTCTTTTATGCTGTATACTATTTGTTCTCCTGACTTATGATGGGGAGACAGGTTATCGCCTTCCCACCATGTAATCTTGAACACTTCATTATCAGGATCATTTTTGTCGAAGTTCATTGTCTTCATTGAATGGTGATATGGTATACGCTCTGTTAGTTACAAAGTATAATACCAATGTGAATAGTATACCACCTAATCCTATCCATAGTATAGGTGAGTGTGGGAAGTCGTAGAATGGGATTCCTGCTTGGTTCATAGTGCTTTACCTAGGTTAAAATTCATAATGTCTCTGACTCTTTCTCTGTCGAGTGAGTCACCATCACCCCATGTCCATGTGTCATTAGGGTCGAAGCATCTTTCAAAGTACTCAGCGGTAGCGTCTGCTATCTGTGGTATTGTTCTTTCGTTCTCAGGGTAGATACCATCCTTACCATAGAATGAGTGAACATAATCATAGAAAGAGAAGAGTTGATCTACTTGTGATGCGAGTTCTAATGCTGTCATGATGTGATTTGTTGTGTATGTACTTATTATAGTCCATATGTGTGCATGTGTACAGGTCTATGTGACAGTTCTTGCTTTGGTTTCTTTTAACCACCAATAGTTGACATATGCTTTGTACTGATGTGACTTCAGTTTATGTTTCCTTATGTGATCAATCATACGTTCTTCGCCGAAATACTGATCGAACCATGCTTTGTTGAGTTTATCTTGTATCTCTGGCATTGGTTCAAAGTAATAAGGAAACTTATGTGCTATACCCATATGTGGGAACATGTCCTTCTTACGTGATTGTGTGATTGTTATCTTAGTTGAAGTCTTTACCTTCGCTTTGCGAGTTGTAGAAGTCTTCTGGGAGGAGGTCGTTCCTTTGCTCGTACGTTTGGTACGGTTCTGGGAGGTTGTCTTGCCCTTTGTCGTTTGGGTTTTCCGAGTCGATGACACGTTGGATTTCTTTTTTGATCTCGTCGTAGATGTTAACCCCTTGAGATTCTCCTTCAGTGCGTTCGCTGTTGTACTCTTCTTCATTTGTCATTGGTTAAACGTCTGAGTTCATTGATTTCATCGAGTATGACCTCTGCCTTAGCGTCATCATCCGCATTCTTTGCTTTAATATACGCTAAGACTAGATCTTTCATACTATCATCGAGTTGTGAGTTCGAGGTATGTTCTTCTGAGTTCTGTTTCATCTGAGTAAAGTGTATCTTCGTGCGTCGCAATATCTGGGTGTAACCACTCAAAATACTCATCTGCAAGTGCCATAGCACTATTCATGTCGTTGTTTGCGGTGTGCTCTTTAAACTTCTCCGTCATAATATCCATGATATCATCACGTTGTTTAGAGATGCGTGCACGTTCGTTGTTGAATTCTTCTGTTGGCATGATTTTACTTTTTAGTGAGGAATAGTGTGTTGTTCAAATGATCATATTGCTTAAACTCTACGTCCTTAGGTAACATGGATACTGCTGCTGCAGCGAACTCGTTAGGAAACTTACGGAACATTCTCCAAAATTTCTTCTCTTCGTCCATGTCTAGTTCTTCACGTGGTAATACACGTAACTCATACTCTCCCTTAGTGTATCTAAGACGAGGGTATGGTTGAATGTAATCCTTAATGTGGTCAGATAGAAGATTCATGTGGTTATGTATAAGAGTACATGGTGGGTGGATTATCTCATGTAGAGATAACCTCCTGCCCAACCAACGTTTTTGTAATCGAATAGAAACTCTCTATCCTTTCTCTCTAGTAGATTATATCTTACGTGCTTCGCAGGTTTTGCCCATCCTGCGGGTTTGTATACATCTCCTGTCTCTCTGTCTATGAATGCATGTACTGAACCATCTCTGTACTTCATTGATGGATTAGGACCCATGTCATCAAACTGCTGCTGTACGATCTTTAGATACTTACGTCCTTTGTGTATCACATACTTGTAAAGGTTAGCAGTGCCTTCCTCGATGTCCTCTAGTCTCTTTGCTGCATAGATGCTGTATCCATCTCTCATCATCATTGCTCTGTATGAATCTATAGAGTCTTGCTTGAAGTTCTCCTCTAGAGTCTCACATAATGTCTGTGCGTACTCTTCGATCTCTACTGCTGCTTTCTTGAATAGTGCTGTGTTTGTCATGAGTGGTGCTCTTTTGTGTATGTACTTATTATAGTCGATATAAACAACGTTTCTACCTCTCTTGTGCCACTAATATAACTGTCTACTCGTATGCGTCTAGCATTCTCTCTAGTTTAGCATATAGTCTAGAGTGCTTTGAATGATAGTCACCCATCATTAGATTCATGAGATACTTAATCTCTGTAAGTGAGAACTTGTTTTCCATAGTTACATGATCTGGTGTGATAGTAACAGACATTCTAGGATACTTTTTCTTCATTGTCAAGTGTAATAGGGTGCGAGAAAACAAACCTAGAAGTTAATCTGGTTGTTTTCCCACTCTTATTATAGAGCATAAAAATCCCCTGTGCAAGAGATTGTTACACTTTCCTAACTGTCCACTCCGCAATTGCGGAATTACTGGTATGGATGTGATCTACTGTTGCGATCAGGGGCGGGTCTTCGTATAAATTTTGGGTTATTCTTTCTATGATGATTAGATAGAGGATCACTGGTGCGGTGCAATACAGGATGCTCTAACTCTTTCTCCGTAAGATCTACTCTTACCTTTGGTAAGTCCTGCGGATATATGCACATTGCCACTTGATGTCTTCCCCATCTACTATTCATAGATGCGGGTAGTGGTGTGTCCATGAATGTCATGGTAACATAGTCTTCGCATATAAAATTGATGTAACCAACAACACCATCACATACTATTGGTTGTAGTAACTGAAAATCACTCAACAACATCGAACTTTTCCCTATCCTTGTTAGCGGGGTTGGGTAGTCTAAACATCTCTTTAAGATCGTTTAGATCATCTAGTTGCTTTTGTAAATTATCAATCTGTGCCTGTAAAATCTGGAAGTTCTGGTCGTTGTTGCTTTGCATCATTAAGATGTTGTTTATTGCGGATCGGAATTCTTCTTCTTTCATTGGTAAGTTTTTGTAGTTGTCTTTGAAGTTCTATTTCAACCATGAGTAAGTGGTTACCCATGTATCCTCGATAATCTTCATCAATTATCATTTTACCCACACTATCAAGTTGTGACAGTGCAGTGATCAATCTTGTCTTTTTGTCCATTAATATCTATTTGGTATAGAATCACGCATGAACTGCATTGTTTTATCATGGTGCGTTACATATTTTGCTTCCATGACTTTTGCACTTTCTATTTCATCACTTTCATCGGCATTAGTGTGATGTGTAACTTCTCTCATTGTTTTGAGATACTCCAATACGTGCTTCCTGATCTCCATGAGTTCATCAAAGCACCCTTGGTTGTGTGCACAACCTCTTAGATGATGATTGGGTTCCATCACTGACTCTGTGAATAAAGCAAGTGCTCTATCATATTTCACTTCTGGACTTTCCTTTCCTACCGAACCTTGATCTCTCATAGTTTTATGTAAGTTTTTTTATATATCCTCATCAGTGCCTTGAACGTCTTGAATGTCACAAACTGGAACTTCATGCTCACCACCAATTAAATACCATGGCATTTTCTTACCATGATATTCTGGGTGTGCAGCGTATTCTGTTGTATATTCTCTTTCTCCTAGATACTGCATTTGATTAGCAGGAATTGGGTGATCCCTGAGTATCGCTTGCAATTGCAAGTGCTGAAGCATCCAAGGGTCTGGTACGTTCATTGATGAGTGATAACTACGCTTATTCTATCACACTTTTAGATGTTGTCAACCAGGTGGTGTAGGATCTGCGTTCTCGTATGGTATTGTACCATTTGGTCTTATAACGTATGCTTTTATATAATGATCTGCGTCTGGTACGTTCTGTGGTTGTGGGAACCACTCGTATGCAGCGTCTGTTGCTGCTAATTCTTGGTCAAAATAATAATATATGTGTTCTAGTTCAAATATTCTATCAATCTCTGCCTCTGGTATGATGCCATCATAGTATGCTAATACAGTTGCTTTCTTATCTGCTGCAAGTGTATGATATTTACTGTTATCAATTACCAATAGAAACTTATTGCTTAACTTTGCATAGTCAGCGATCAACATGTTAGTTGACTTAGGATTTAATGTTATGAGTGGCATAGTTATTCTCCAAAGTCACCTTCATCAATCATCTTGAGTATATTATCAAGATCATTGTCACCTGTATTAGGATCAAGACTTGTATTTGGTCTTGCGATACTGGTTACAGGCATCTCATCTATTGCTGCTGTACCTATTGCTAGTGCAAGATAGTTTACAATTCTAGTTGAGAACTTACTATACACTGACTGTGGTATGGTATAGAAATGTGATACATCACCAAGATATGTGATTCCATCACCTAACTTAGTATGCTTTGATGGTGTGATTGGAAATACTACTGCATTGGCAGCATTATCTTTCTGTTCTGATGGTATATCTCTTAGTTTCTGTCTATATGTCACCCACTTTGCCTTTTCTTCTGTAGATAGAGGAGCGTCGCCGAGCTGTGTCCAGTCACTGTCCATTAATAAAAAGTTTCTCATTAATGTAACCTTAGTCCAGTTAAGTATCGTTGACTTAGAGAAAGATGCTGCTAGTGCCCTTTCTAAATCATTCTCTTGTCCTACTCTATACTCTGTCCATTTCTCTACTATCCTAGTATATAAATCATTAACCTCTGTTGGGAATGGTGCTAGGTCAAACTGATATGATACCCATTTATATGCTCCAGTCTTTTGATTTCTCTGATACTTAGTCTTATTCATCTTGACAGTATTATCTTTATACTGTACAAATAATTCTAATTTATCCTTATCAGAATCCCATAGAGGATATAATATTGGAACTATATCGCTAGTCCAATAATCATCGTCTATAGTTTTCATCACTCCTTCAAATTGAATGGTCTTATCAAAGGCATTCAAGTATAGTGATGTTTCTGATGGTGATGCCATAGTTGCCATTTATAGTGCCTTAATTAAATACTTTACCCTATGGTATTTAGTGATGAGAGGAATGTTATTCTCTGCAGTCACGGTTGCAGTCGTAGTTATAGGTGTAGATGATGACATTGTAAATGTACCATCACCAACTGTGAGTGCTGCACCAACTGCTGATACTTCTCTTCTTACTTGATCAATACCATCATCAGAATTAATATCATTACCACCAAGATCTAAGTTACCTGTTAGTGTTGCTCCACCAGTAGATATGAATGTATTGGTTGTTGTTGAAGCAAAGAATGTTGTTATTGCTGCTAGTCCATAGTTATCATCTGTTGATGTTGCTGTTTGATACGTAGGTCCTCTATCCTGTTCAATAATTAATGTTATTTCATTAGCTCTGAAAGCATCTCCTTCTGCTATTGGAATGGTTACATCTTGCCAATTAGGATTAACATCTGCTGCTAATAATATTTGACTGAATAATGTGACATTGTTAGATGATCCTCTCTTATAGAATATATTCAGTGCTTGGTCTGGATTCTCTCCACCATTTTGATCACTACCTCTAATTACAGTAAATCTAATAGCATTGACATTTGTAAAATCAAATGTTCCTACCTCTAACTGTCTCTTACCCCCTGCATCTGATGCACTGCCTGTAAATTCTATGTACCTTTGTATTTTTTGATTAGTATTAAATGGTATTACACTACCACTAAAACCACTATTATTTCCTGTTCCTATACCAAATTGTTTTTGTTTAATGCCAGCATCTGTTGATGATAACCATACGTCTGCATCAAATGCTGTTCCTTGTGCATCACCACTTGTATCACACTCATAGTATACTCCTGTTGGTACAGTGATATCGCCAGGTAATGTTGTTCCTTCCTCTTGTCCAAAGTATCTTACATATATGTTTCCACCCGCACCATCACCACCAGTACCACCACCTAGACCTCTGTCTTGTAAGTTGACTGTGACGTTAGTTGTTATTCCTGTGAATGATATGGTACAAGCACCACCTTGTCCTCCACCACCACCTGTGTTGTCATAATATGTTGTGACGTTTGAGAATTGTATTTTTACATATCCTTTTTCTGTTGGTAACGCACCATCTGCTGATTCAGATACACCACCAGACCAATATGTTGTTCTATATGCAGATATACCTCTACGTCCACCAGTACCACCACCATTACCATTGTGTCCGACACCCGCTTGTCCACCAACACCACCAGGTGTTACGTTGATGATACCGCATGCGGATCCACCACCTCCACCACCACCAGCAGAGCATCCACCACCAGAACCATTACCACCATTGGCAAAGTCTAAAACTCCAGATGTAGCAATGAGTGCCTGTGCAGGTCCTGTAGCGTCACCACCAGGATAGCAACCATCAACAGTACCACCACCGTTGTTACCACCACCTGATCCACCGCCACCGCCTCCACCGCCAGCTCCAGCGATGCAAACTCCATCATAAAATAAACCTGTAACACCACCACCAGAACCAGCAGTAGCACCATTACCCCATGCACCAGGTCCTCCAATACCAGAGATACATCCAGATGCACCAGTAACTGATGCAGTTGAACCATTAGGTTCTCCACCTGTACCAACACCACCTGGCCATGGAGGTCCCCATGGTTGTCCTGTAGCAGGGTCATTACCAGTTGTTCCCGCACCAGATGTTCCTGATCTCCTGTTGAAACCACTATTACCACCATTACCTAGTTCCCAACTAAGAGTTCCAGCACCATATGTTAATGTACCAACTAATCTTGATCCTCTACCACCATATCCACCAAGTGCACCAGTTCTACCTGTTAGTGCTTGTGGCCAACCTGGCCATTGTCCTGTACATCCAGAGTTAGCGTTAGCATTACCAGCACCTCCACCACCACCTGATATTTCAACTGTTATGCTTCTTGAAACTTCATTACCAGGCACTGATGGTATTGTCCATGATCCATTATTTGTATATGTTGTTTGTGATTGACTATTTGTTTGTTCTTTTATTTGTGCAGTTCCATATCCACCTGTAGTATAGTCTCCTGCTTGAACAAAACCTCCAACTCCACCACCAGCTGGATCGTTACTTCCATTACCTGTAACACCACCATCGTCTCCTGCGTCTCCATCGGTAACTGATATTTGAAATCTAGTGTCATCTAATAATGCTTGTGGTACTTCAACACTACCTCCTGCTCCTCCAGCACCACCTCCAGCACCTGATGTTGCACCATTACCACCATTAACTTTAATAATATAGAAGTTATTATCGACTGTTAGACCTATCTCACAATATCCTGCGGTTGCTCCATCTGTATCACTATCTGCACCACCACCGCCTGGTGCCTGTACTTGAATATATGTTCCAGTTACGTCTCCTTCACTAGCAGCGGGTGCTGTTACGACTGATGCTTGTGGTGTAATAAATGTTTCTTCTTTAATAGTAATAGCGTTGCCAGGTATTTCATATACTACTTGCTTTCCACCAACCAGTGTATTGTTATCAACTACATATGCTCTTGGTGGTGCTGTTGTTGGTGTCTCTACAAAATAACCATTTGCTAATTTAACTCTCATACTCCCTGTAGCAGGGGATGATGATGGTGTCTCACCATCTCTTGGTAATACATTAAGACTATCATTAGAGAATGCGTCTGCTATAACTGTAAAGTTACCATTATAAAAACTTTGTAGTGAACCTTCGACTGTTATTATATCACCGACTGATAAATTATGTGATCCGTCTGTATTGATAGTGATGTAGTTAGTATTAGCATCATATGTTATAGCAGTTACGACTACACTTGCTGACTCTGATACCAAGTATTGATATTGTTGATCACCAGATGTTCCTGCTCTGTCACCGATACCATTACTATTACCATATGTTGCTGCCTGTGAGTTCTGTAATGGTACACCAATCAAACCATGTGAGTGACCTAACGCACCACCAGCTGTTCCTTGTGGTTCAAATATATTAATATTTGCTCTACTATCAATATAATTGACTGCAAACTTATCAATCTCTGTAGGTCCTTGCTCTGCCTGTTTTGTTTGATCAACCTCAACAGATAATATTCTATGACCATGTGTAGGAGGGAATGGAAAAACATAGTCATCCATAGGTCCTATCTGATACTTGACAGTTCCTGTAATATATGCAGCAATGTCAGCAGTTATTGTAGTATATCCTGTAGTTCTAACATCACCAATAACAAAGAACTCTCCACTATCAATTAGTGTTGACTTAGGAATGTACCAATTACCACCAGTCTGTCCAACAAAGTTGTTAACTGCATTCTCTGGTGTTGATGTTCCTGCTCCGTTTACGTTACCAAATCCAAGTATCTTTTTTTGTCTATAGTCTGGTAGATTAAACGTACCAACATTATATGGATAGTCTTGTAGAGTAAATGATTTCTGTATAATAATAAGAGGATGAGCATCACTACCTGTAAAATCTTTTGTATAATCTGATGCTGTAACAGTTGATAAGTCAACATTATCTGGTAGTGTCAACTCATATGTAAATTCATTTGCCTGTGCTTGTGCAGTGACGTCTTCTGTTGGTTGTATTAATGAATAGAATGTGTTTTGATTAAATACAACACCACCTGGAAATGCACCAAACACACCAGTTCCAGACGTAGCAAATCTAAACACTGATCCAAAAGGATATGGTCTCTTTACATTTGCCTTATCGTTAGTGCTATCATAATAAAACTGGAAAAATAATTTATTGTTTATAATATATGATCTTCTTAATCCACCTGGTTGATTGTTCTGTGTTTTTGCTACACTTGCAGATCCACCATATCTATTTTGTATGATGCTGTATAATTCTGGATAGTCACGAATCAATAGTTCTTTACCATCACAATATAGATGCTGTGGATATGTGTACTCAGGTTCTTCTGATGCTAAGTTAAGGTCAGCAAAGACAGGAAGAATTGATCCGACAGGAGAATGATTACCAGTCTTATCGGAAAAATAATTTGCAAATGAATTCCTGTATGTTGCCATCTTAATACTTAATTAAAAATTCTTGGACTAGAAATGGTTGTATGTAACCATCTGCTTTGTTTTCTGCGTTCACATCAATGTTAAGTGTTGATGTTATATTACCACCAGGAATATATGCTGGTTGTGTCTTGACTTGATATGTGTGTGGTTCTTGATTGAAAGGAACCAAGTGTTTGTGCACACACTCATTACCAAACTCTTCTACATCAGTAACAATATTATTAAGAGCACCATATGAAACAGTGTTTGCTGTTCCATCAAATGGCACTTGAGTTGCTGCTGATACTAAAGATGGTGTATAGTTTGGAACTAATGATGCCCATGCAGCATTACCACTGATACTAGCATCAAACTGTGTACAACTAGCACCACCAATACCACATCTGTTTTCAGTTTTACATGACATCTCACCGTTATACGTGATGTTACCACATTGTCCTGATGCAGCACCGCCAGGTACGTAGATTGGAAATCCTGTAGTAGATTTTGTACCTAGAGTGGAACATTCATATTGCAATGTAGTTCCTGTTGGTACACCAGATCCTGCTGGATCTAGCTCAGGGATATCACCAGGTATCAAACACTTAGATGTCTGATCAAAGTTACAACCTGACCAACAACCACCAAACCATGTGTGAACCTCAGGAGGAGGACTACTAAAGAATCCAAAACATGATACTGTTATAACTCTCTGTTGTCTTGATGCAACTATCGCTGATGCTGCTGCCTGACATAATGGTTGCTTAGTGTTATTTACCCATGGCATAATACACAAACTAGACTTAGATGAGTATGAGTTTCTACCAAACAAACCAAATTCATTTGTTGATGATGCAGTCCTTGATCTTTTACCATCATGGAAGTGAGCATGTGGTTGGAATGCTGTTGCTAATACTTCTGTCTCTTCTGTGTAGTTACCACTAGACTTAGTGAATCCAGGTTGTCCTGTAATTTCAATTGTCTGTGATGGCAGGAAGAAATTACCTTGATACTGTACAGTAAATGTAGTACCAATATTACTGGTTACATCTAGTCCTACACCAGATTTAGTTATCTCTTGTCCTGCGTCATTGTCCAAATATGTGTCAAGATAAGTTCCTAAGTTTGATGAAAATGATGTCTTTGTAGACTTTGATCCAAGATCTGGCACTTGAAATTGATTGTCAAGTAATGTTGTATCTGGTTTTTTATATCTACAGTTTATACCTGTGCCTAATATGGTAGCAAGTTCTGGAAATACTTCTGCCTGATAGACTGCACCATCACATCTCAAATAACCAGCAGGAAGAGTTTGTGCTAAAGTAGGATCCTCTGGGTCTGATGATGATAATTGATTAGACCAGTTTATAATAGAACCAGTAAGAGTTCCTAATTTTCCTTTTTCTTTTGAATATAATACTGCCATTAGTATGCTCTGATGATATACAGTACGACTAAGGATGGTGTGTTAGGATTAATCTGTACACTCAATCCTCTGTCTACATCTATTGGTTCTAAGTTTCCAGTAGTCATATTATTTATGAGTATAGTGTTAGGTAAATTCATTTGTCCTAACGTCATTGCAATATCAATAGTGAAATGATTGTGAGATCCTAATGAGTTAGCAGTGAATGCATCACCAGTATGATTTAATGTGGTAGGATATGGAAAATCTCTACCAACTGCCTCTGGAGGTACGCCAAAATAATCTCCCTCATCAGTAGTTGGAGGAGTAGAACCATTACCTCTTCTTGCTAATGGAACTTGATCAGATACATAATAGTTTCTTTGTCCTAAGTATGTGCCAGGTGGTGGAAATGGAGCAGTAACTGCTGGTTGTTGTACTGGTACAATACATGAGTTGTCATCTTGATATGAAACTGTTTGTCCATATGCCTGTACTGTCCTAGGAACTGATGGCACTGCTGGAATTACGTTGGAAGCATTACCAAAATGTTTATGGTTATTTAATGATGGAAGTGAATCAACAGCAGGGTCATATGCAGTCCATGTAACTACACCAGGATCATATCTATCTGCTAATGGTTCAGCAGCGGTAGCACCCGTGTCAGATCCCGTTGTATATTCTGAACTTGCAACTTCAAAATATCCAGCATCAAATAATCCAAGATAACCACCACCTATTTCTACTGATGGATAAAAACCATCTGGTGGTCTTGGGTGTGTATGTGTTGCAGTATGTTCAACACCTAGTTTTCTAGGTATAGTTCTAATGGTATCAAAATATGATGGAGGTTCGAGAGTAATACCTTTTATCTTTCCTGCTAGTTCAGACTCAACTGCTGCTTGAAATTGTACATCAATATATGATAGTACATTTGATAATGGTTGCTGACCCTCAAATCCATTCAGTGAAACATAAGGTCCTATGACCTGTAATTCTTGTGGAGTTAATTGATTACTTTCTAAATCTATGAGTGCTTGTTGATTTAGTGTTGGTAGATTAAACACATCATCATCGTTATAGGATGGATATGAATTTGATATACCAATAAATGGTTGACCAGTCTCTACTATAGGACCGTATAAATTACCCAATATTTGTGCCAATAAAGGATAATCTCTTGCTTTGAGTTGACTACCATTACAGACGATCCAACCTTTCGGTATGGCATCTGGAGACAGTGCTGACTCACTTGTACTACCAGTCCATGGCATTATTGTGCCTATGGGACTGGCTTTCTGTGCTTTTATACGGTTGTAACTTGGCATTTATTATACCTCCATTAACCACCAACCTTGTACGCTGGTTGGGATGCCTATTTGATCATTACTATCGGTTGCACCAAGATATACTAATGCGAATCCTGCGTTAGGAGTCTGAACTACAAGTTCACCAGATGGATATGGAGTTAATCTATCTCCAAATAGTGTTCCTGTTGAGTCACCTTGTATTGGTGTTCCACTAGTCTCAGGAGTTCTGATAACTAATGTTGTGTCATACTTCAAGTTACCACCTACATCAATCATTCTTACAACATCACCTGTTTGTGGTGCTGCTGGTAGTGTAACAATTAATGTTTGTGTATTCTGAACATTGACCATGTATATTATATTTGCAATCAATGATAGATCTGCTTCTGGTGACGCTGCGGATAAGTATCTTGTATGTCTTGCACCACTTGATGTAGTGAAGTTTGTTAATCCGAATGCATCAATCGAACGATCTTGTTTGATAGTGTATTCACTACCACCATTTATACCTAGATTCTGTACTGAGAATACATCTGACTCTGTTGGTGATGCTGATGATACACCTGTGACTGTTAGAGTTGTCTTAGCAGTTACGTTACCTAAGTTGTCAACTGAGAATGATGGTGTGCAATTTAATGTTAGGAGAACGTTTTCTGGGCAGGATGATGGATATAAGAAGAAGTCTCCTCTAGCAAGTACACCAGCATCCCAATATAATAGACCTTGGTGATCAGCATGTCCGTCATCATTAACAAAGTGGAATAGTTTTGTCTGTTTAACACTATCGTAAATTACAAAGTTACCACCCGCTAGTGTTAGGTTATCTGTGACATTTAGACTACCCTCTCTATATGACTTAGCACCATCACCAACTTGCTCATTCATCACTGATGTATGAGTCTTACCATATAATCTACCAGTTACAATTCCAAGAATTTCAACACCAGTAGTTGTATTTCTAAATCTTAACCACTGTTTGTAGTCCAGTTTAGATTGTGAGATATATCCTCTCTCTAGTATTACAGAGAGATAATCATTACTTACACCAGCAACTAATCTTTGTCTGATCTGAGCATCAGTTACGAGAGATTGTGTCTCATGTTTGATAACTCTTCTAACAACATCAGCAGCACTGTGACTCATGTTGACTGTTCCTTCCTGTGCTCTAGTTGCAACGATTGTATTCGTTCCATCTACAACATCAGTGATTGTCATAAATTCAATCTGACCAGTTACACCTGTGAATGATGCTAGAGGTCCTACAGCAATTAAGTCTCCTATCGTAAACTTACCAGTTCCTTCTCCAAGAGATTGAACTGCAATCTGTAAAACAGATGCACTGTTACCAGCAGCAGTTGATATAATAGTTGTATTAGGACCATTACCCTGTATTGACTGTGGATCTGCGTAGTAACCATATGTGATTATCTCTGATGCATTCAATGCTGTTGGTAGATCAGCATTTGTAAGAATACTACCACTGCTAGACCATGCTAAGTTGACATCAAATCTACCAGCATGTGTTCCGATTGTTGTTGTTCCTGAGCATGTATCAACATCAAATGTAGTGTTGAGTCCACCATCAGTTGTAGTCAGTCTTTCGTTCCTGCTTGCTCTGAATGTAGTTCCAGTTACTGACTGTGCTCCAATAATATTGGATGTTAAGTAAATAGCACCACCAAATACAAAGTCAACAGCAGTATCTTGTAGTAAAAAGAGTGGTGATGAATCTGTAACGACAGATAGAACATCGCCCTTCTTAATATCATTGATTGTCTTACCAGAAGTTGTAATTGATACGTTAGTAATTACATTTGATCCAGCAGCAGCATCACCTAAGAATGAAATATCACTGAGAGTACCACATCCACCAGACATATTGAGTGATGAATTGATTGTAACAATAGAACCAGGTACGGCTGGGTTACCAATTTGTACCTCACCTGTTACAGAGTTAACTTCAAATACATCTAAGTCTGGGTCAGCACAATTAGAAACTCTAAACTTCTGTACTTGCTGATCTAATGATGTAATAACCTTGATATATTCTGGAACTTTTGGTGAATCATCTCTGTCAACAATGATGTAATCATTGCTTGTTAGATTACCACCAAACTCAGATAAGTATACACTATCAGTTGCACTGGTATCATTGTCAAGTGCTTGCTCTGTCCATGTAGCATCAAACTGTACGTTAACCTTGTATATTGGTGTAGTATCAACGTGATTACTTAATACACCACCAAATGCACCAAATGGTTGACGCTTGACTTTGATGTAGTAAGGTGCTTCACTTATTCTTGTAAGTTCTACAACTTGTAGAATCTCTGGATGACTGGTTGCAGATGATCCTGCACCAACAGTAGCACTATCAACTATGATATAGTCGTTAGTTCCAAAGTATGGATCGCCATTTGCTTTGACTGGAGCAAACTTAAGTGGTAAGTAGTACTCATCGCCAGATAGACCAGATAATATAATTGGTTCAACTGCTCCACCAGTATTGATTGAGTTCTGATATGATGCTCCACCCCATTGTCCTGCACCAGCAGTATCAACTTGGTTGTATCCTTCTTCGTTTGTCTGTTTTACGAGTACATTTAAGATGTCAACGTTCTTATTGAATAATGCCTGTGATATAATACCATCTTCATGTGAAACTATATCTGTTCCTAACTGTGCTCTTCCACCAGTAAATGCGAATGATGCAACACCACCACAAAGATGGACATCACCATTAAACTTAGCAGATGCAATAACTTCTAACTGGTTATTGATAGTAGTCTTACCACCCTGACCAGCGACATTAATTTCAGATGCGTTAGTAGCAAAGTTAATGATTGAAGGTCCTCCAGAGTTGGAGAAGAAATCAACCTGTGATGCTTGAGACTTAAGTTCAACAGTATCACCACTTGCTCTGCGGAATCCTAACCACATATCACCATCAACTCTCAAGTTTCTAGTCTTGATCTTGGTGTATGATAAGTCTTCGTTAGTGTTAGCATATGCACCACCAATTTCTACCTTAGAAATGCTAGTGCCAGCACTGTCAGGTGTTGCACCTAACCATAGGTTACTGTGTGCAGATGAACCACCAACATATATGAACTGATCTGCAGTGCTATCATTGAATAGATTAGCAGTTGTAACCTGACTACCTATGTTTAATGTACCAACGAATGTAGTATCATCGACTAGGTTAAATGTTCCTGTTGTCTGTGATGTTCTGATCTCAGCAATTACACCATCGCCATTAACTTCGATGTCATGCTCAAATCTAGCATCAGCAGTGAATCTTGATGTTCCTGCTACAACCAGAGCTCTGTCTAGGTTAGCATTACTTACATTGATACCAACACGACCACTGTTTGTAGTTGCTATTCTGAATACTGATATGTCATTAGGAGCAGAACTATCTCCACCAACTAATAATGCATTGTCAACAGCAGTCTTATCACGATCAGCAAACTGTGTATGCTGTAAGAAGTCAGCAGTTGTTCTACCACTGATGAATGCTGTACCAACAACATCTAAGTTAGCACGTGGATCTGTTGTAAGGTTATCAACAAACGCATTTTCATATGCACTGTGTGGTGCTCTTGCGACTGTGTTAATACCTAACTTGTAATCACCAATAGTTTCTGTCTCTGTTCTTAATGCTTCACCACCTAATACACCAACTTCCTTGAAGTTAGAGTTAGAGAACTCAATGGTAGGTGCTGTCGCTCCTACAGCAGTTCCAGCAATGATTGTCTCCCATGGTTGTGTTGCCTGTGGAATCTGATCAATAACTTGGAAATGACAGTAGTTATTTGTTGGTGAGAATGGATCGCCAGGTTTAGCAGCATATATCTGCCATGTTAGATTTAATCTAGGATCATAGTAGAAGTTCTTAATTCTAATCTGTGAACTAGATGTAATTCCAATCTCTTGGTTAGTAAGAGCAACGCCACTATTAAAGTCTCTGAACTCTAATTTAACAACGTTTGATCCATCAAACACAATATTGTCAATACTATTGTTAGCAACCTGTGCAAAGTAGTTAGCGAGGATCCAACCAAGAGAACCACTCTTACCTATTTCAGATCCCTTAAGTAATACATCGCCTGTTTTTGCTAATACACCACCATAATTTACAAACTGTCCTGCGTTTATTCTAGATCCGCCGTTTGCAATCAATGGAGATTGATTAGGTGTGATGTTAGAAGCAACACCCGCTACAGTATGTGTCTGGAATAAGTATCCCTGACCATTACCTCTAGCATTAAACTGGAATACAGCAGATTTAATTGTGTTCTTACTAATTCTGATGTCACCCTCAGTTGGAGGTGAGAATGAAGTTCTGTCTAGTCCTTCATCCTGTTCTAGTTGTGTAACTGGATCAACAGATGTGACATTTGAACGAATGATCAAAGCATCACGTGCCTGTGTAAGATCAGAATCTTGAACAGCAATGGTGATAGGTGATTCAAATGTGTTCACCAATTCACCGTCACCACCAACAACTGTAATATTCTGGTTGAATGTTACAGGAGTATCGAAGGTAGTAACTAATCCTCCTAGTGTATCATCCTCATCTCCATCATCTACAAGTGTTGCCCTGTCTATGAATGTCTCTTCACCAGTGATAGCATTGATTCTTCTGTTACCAATATACAAGTCACCTTGTGAGTTGATACCAGTGTAGAATACAATACCACCGTCTTGTTTCTTGGACTGTGCGTAGAAGTCTTCGTCTGGTGTGAGTACAACTTCTTGTCTTGCTGGTAAACCAGTACTGTAGTTACCTGGACCGAAACCGAGGTATTCAAATGTGTGGTTTCCTGCTCTTGCGATAGATGGTCGTCTAAGTTCGACGTAGTATTTCGTATCTGTTATTGATACAGCACCATTACCACCAATCGGTATCTTTCTTTGTTCAGATCCTGATGCAGCGTTACCACTTTGTGCTTCAATTGTATATGATCTTTCGATAAACGCTGGTTGTTCTGTCAAGTCTGCAACCATTTCTCTGGTTGTTGATCCTTTGAAATCGTTGACTGTAACAGCACCATGTACATAGTTATCAGCAGCAGAGTATGCTTGTGGTGGATCAATTAATCCAGCATAGTAATCTTTCTCTTTCTGTGTTGTACCAGAGTTGTTGAACCAAAGAGGATCGTTTCTATAGTTTAGAGGATATAGTTTACCGACTGGTTGTGAGAACTTAAACTTCTTAAAGTTGTTAGTTACACCAGCACCAGTTGGGAATGGTGAGATATTACCACGTAGTGCAGTTAGATAGTAAATACCATCCTGCTGACCTGAGATACGTTGTTGTAATGTCTCATATCCAAAGATATAGAATGTATCTTCAATAACACCAACATCATCAACACTATCAACATAGTATTCTACACCAGCGTCATCTTGTATTCTGTCGCCAGGTGTGATTGTGTAAACGTTCGCACCGTTTTGCTTGTAGAAAAACTGGGGATTATTTTTTGCAATTTGGGTCTTAAGAGGTAGTGATTTGCCCATATCCTGATCCTCTAGCATGTCAGCAAAGACTGTGCCTTGAGTAAATCTTGTATTGGCGTACTCACTATAAACTAGATCACCACCACGAATATTCTTGATGATAATATAATGCTCACCATTTATGGTGTAGTAAGCATGGATATTTGCAAGACCTGATGAGTTACCAGCAAATGAAACTGCGTTGGTAGATGATGCAAGATTATTTACTTTGCTTGTTACGAAGTTACCACCCTGTGGTGATGTGATCTTAACTGTAGTAAATGTCTCGTTTCTTAAGCCAGGGAAGTTCTTAGTATCGACACCATGATCAAATAGTGTTAGTTCTAAGTATTCAATGCTGTCATCTAATATGTCCTTAACTTTACGTCCAGACTCGATTGTTGCTTGGATACCAGATGTGAACTTAGCAAATGCTCTGTATTCAATACCAGCACCTGTTGTGTCTCTTCTGTATGGATCGTATGATCCAGATGTATCACCAATAAATTCACCAGCATCAACTGGGTTCTGGAATCTAGCACCATATACACTACCAACAACTGGTTTTAGTAGGATCTTCTGTGGTACTAACTTACGTGTGTCGTCAGTTCTAGTCTTAATAACAAATCCATTGATAGGATCTCTAGCGTTCTGTAAGTAACTAGGAATAACCATACGAAGTTTGTATGTTCTCTCATCAGCAATACGATTGTCTTCTAGACGCTGATACCACATGTCAGTGGATCTTTGTCTGTCTGCGTAGTCTGACTCCTTAATTCTCCAGAATATATTATTTTTCTTGACGTTATCTGGTTGTCCAGTAACTTCATCCCTACATTGAATGTACCATTTACCACTTGTTGCGGTAGCGTCAGTAAAGCCAGGATCAAACTTCATTGGTGAACGACGTTTGTTAGCAAATACATCAAACTTAGTTCCACTCTGACCAGATGCAAATGTAATTGGATTTACATTGTTAATAGCATCAGCATGTGACTTGTGTAATGTGATTACCTTACTGTTCTGGTAACGAGTGAAGAACTCAACGTTAGGATTAATTCTACCGATAGCAGAATTTTGTGGATCAGTAACTGCAACAGATGAATCATTTGCATAAGTTGTAGAAACTAGAGGTAGTACACCACCTTCTACTGCTCTGATGAATGCTTTCTGTGGAGTTGTTCCTGCATTTGGTACGTCAAATATATGTGAAACGTTGGTCATAATACCAGCGTTGACTGTATTTGTTAACTCTGCACTGTAGTTGTGTAGATCATACTTGTCATCAAGAACGAATTGATAAAGATCAATCTCAACATCCTTGTCTATACTATCTGTCTCAGATGCATAGATGTAGATACCAGCAGCAGCATTTTCTTTGGATGTTGCAAGCATCAATCTAGTCTGATCACTACCATTGAATAGTGTTGTTGCACCATAGTTTTCTGGTTGTGTAACTCTGCCTGGTGCGATTACATAATATGTTCTGTTAGTTTCAAATCCATTTGGTAGTCTAACAAGACGCTTGTCAACATCAACATACTTACCAGTTACTTGATCGAAACGGGGTCTTGGAACTAATCTTACGGGAGTTCCAGTCTCAAAGTTATGTGGGTTTGAAGGACCTGTACCAGCAACGTCAATTGTGAATAGTGTTGCTCTAGATGATAACAGTGCAGTGTTGACTGTTTGTTCTTGTCTAGTGACTGTGCCAAGACCACTGTTAATAATAGTAGTGATGTTACCGACTAATGTTTCAATGGCGTTTGCTGTTCCTGCACACTCTCTACTTGATGGTGATGTGGTTGTATCAGCAATAACTTCAGGACCTTCTGACTCAGGACCTACAGTCACAGTTGTTGGTAATGTGTCTGCCCAGATACCATTTTCATATACAAAGTATAGATCAATTGTTGTGCTATTCTGTAGTGCGTTTACAGTCACACCCTCAGTCAATCTAGAACCATTGACACCAAGTTCAACTTGTGTGTTACTTACAATTCTCTTGACATATGTTCCTTGTGGTATTGTTGTGTAAACTGGAGTTGGACTGTTACCTAGTAAGCCAGGTGCATTGTCTCCATCACGATAAGATCCAGCAGTGTATTCAACAACACTCATACCTATGATAATACCACGAGTATCGTTAACATCTACAATTGCAGAACCAGAGTTAGTTGAACAATTATATGCTAGAACATCGAAGTTTCTCATGGCAGCAGTTGCCATCTGTCCAACGTAATCCCATGCGTCTAGTGTTTCTGTCTTCTCCCCATCAATGTATTCTAGATTGTTACCAACATAATATGCTTCACCAGCCTGTATACTGTTTAAGTTACCACCAAGTCTAAGGTCATTAACAACAGCATCAACGATGTATGTGACATCACGGAAACACTTGGATGCTTCGTTATTGATTGTAAAGTCACCTGTGTTGAGTACGGGTAGACCAGCAAGTGTCCCGTCAGTGATTGCGTCATTGAGAATATCAAATAGAACCTCAATAGAACTACGAACGTTAGCACAATCCCATTCACCATTGTTTAGTGGAGGTAGAGCATCTAAATTACCATCATTAATAGAGTTGCAAAGGATGTCAAGTAAAGCATTGACTGTTGCACAAACATCAGAGCAGTTACCATCCTGATATGTGGATGGTTGATACTTACCAGCAGATCTTGGATATGCATGTGATGTCTTGTTCTGATCTTTAGTACATGTAAAGATGAGTGACTCTTCCTTCAATTTAATTGATGTACCAGATGCTAGACTATGGTTACCTATAGTCAATGCAAGTTGTCCACTTGTTTGATCATATACAGCATTTGATACGTTATGCTCAACTAATGGTGATGTGCCAACGTTAATTGTAATACTATAAGTTGTAACAGCAGTTGGGTTTACATTCTGTCCCTGTACTGGGTCACTTGCTCTAGGATATGTCTTAGTAGTTCCATACTGATCCATTCCACATGAGAATGTGAGTGAGTTATCATCTAATGATAGTGAATCACCTGTAGTTACGCCATGAGCAAATCCAAAGTACATTACCAATAGTCCACTTGTTGCATCATATGTTGCGTTGGTTGGTGTTATTTGTGCACCGTTAACAACATTGACTGCACCAGTTGTAGCACTTACAAACTTATGATCATAGTTACCACCAGATATGACTGCACCTGACTGTGCAGCAACAAATGTATGGGCGTATTGTTCGCCCGCTGGTGATGCACCAACGTTAATTGTAATTGATGTTGCAGTTGCAGATAGTATGTTGAGTGCTGTGTTCCAACCAGGATCTGCACCATCAGCAGTTGTCCTTTGTATACCATTAAGATTACCAACGCCAGCATCAGTTCCGATTGCTCCGATGATGATGTCCATCAATGAGTCAACAGCAGCGACTGCTGAACCACACTTAGGTAATAGTTCCTCATCATCCCAGTCGTCTACGATTGTATTGTCAATGATTTGTGTTAGATCGTTACCAGCAGAAACAGTGACTGTTTCATTCTTGATAACTTGCATTGCAACATTCTTAACTTCTTGGAATACCTTTGCTACCTCGTCTCTTTCTACATCTTGAATGATCTGTGGATATGTCTTACCATTAAAGTCATTAGTGATGTAACCTTTAGCAATAGAATATGTCTTATAGTTACCACCAAACTTAACATCCCACATTACATCACGTAACACATCATAGATGTCATCTAAGCAATCTTGTGCTGTATTTCCTGTAGATGGTGTGTATGATGGATATGCTGCTCTCATTCTCTCATATGCTTCCTTAGCAATAAAGAGTTGATTAGATATAACCATGTCATGTGCATCACACTCAATGTCTCCAACAATAGGAGGATCACCAATAGTGTCAAGTGTAATGTTTAGATCACGATCATAGTATTGATTGTTCAATGCACGTTGCATCAAATCTTCTGCACGTTTGAATGCAGTAACTGATGGTGCAACCTCATTGTCAACACCGTTAGCAATGAGTTGGTTACCCTTGAAGTATTCCTTAGTTGCAGCGATAGTAAACTCGTTACCACCAAACCAAAGATCTTGTGCAACTGCCTCAACTACAATACCCAAGTCTCTACGACACTTAGCTTCGCCAGGTATCAGTGTGCCAGGATTGGCAGCGTTATTCCAGATACCACCTGTGATATTACCAGCAGCGATAGCATCGGTAACGATAGTTCCTAGTGTGTCAATAGCAGACTGTACATCTGAACATGCACTTGAACTTGTTCTGCTTGTAATTGCTGAGTTCTGTTTTCTAACTGCGTTTGCTGTTGCAGATACAAATGTGTGGGCGTAGTTACCACCAGCGATAACTGCTCCAGCTGTTGCTGATACAAATGTATGTGGATCAGTGTTTGTAGATGGAACAGTTGTTAATACTTGAAGTGTAATTGTAGTTCCAGTTACTGACTCAATGTTAATTGCAGTATTATAAAATGGGTCATTACCATTTGATCTAGGATATGATTTCTCTGCAGCAGCACCTGTAGCACCGTTATATCCACAACTGAATGTTAATGAGTTAGGTGCTAACTTAATAGAT